AGTGCGATAAGTCCACCACTCCGAGCCGTCATACTCATCACGCTCAAGCCACCAGCTATTACCAACAATAATCAAGTCTTCACGGATTTCAGCCGAGCCATAACCGCTGTCATAGTTGGTAACCATAGCCATCATCTTAAAGATTTCCTTATTAATGTAGCCTTCACAAGTCTGAACCTGAATTACATCCTTATCAAAATCAAAGTTAAGGCTGGCGAGCTTTCTAACTGTTTCATCCCAAAGATTTGTCATTTTTATTACCTCTTTCATCTTTATTTATAAATTAATTATACCATAGGATAGACACCTTGTCAATAGGTGTCATACCCTAAAATTTCAGCCTCTTCTTCTGAAACTTCACCGCAGTTGTGGGGTTCTTCGAAATAAACACAAGCCGTCTTATTTGCCGCAGTTCTATCTTCAGCCTCTACGAAAAACTCTTCGCCACTTACTCTGTCTACAAAAAGGAAAGTCTTCATTTTGTGTACCTCTTTTATCTTTTTTACACTTATAGTATAACAGATAATTTGAGTCTTGTCAACAAGAATTTTATTTGTTTACAATTTGTTCACATTTGGGCCAAGCACATTTTGGGAGTGTTGTCAAGTGTACAGGTTGCACAAATTTGGAGCAGAATTTTTGTACAGTTTGCACAATTGACAAAACGGCCCTGCAACACTCGCAAACGGGCCGCTCTATTATACCATAGCTAACCAGCCTTGTCAAGCGTTTTTTGCAAAAATTTTTCCGAAGCACAAAAAAAAATTTTTTTGTCAATAGTGAAGTTGCACAAATTCTCATTTCTGTTTTTGTGCAACTTGTCAATTGACTTACCAATTATAAAACTTATTTACTTTAACAACGCCCTTTTTATAGAGTTCTTTTCTAAAATAATCACAAATTTCATCAGCAACAGCATAAACATCCTCTTCAGCCTCGTCAAGCAATTTCTTGAGTTCGGGTGTAACTTCAAATTCTACACAACAATCAATGTCAACTCTGATTTTTTCTGTCATTTTTATTACCTCTCTTTTTTTTCTTTTATTATATCACTTGATAACATCTATGTTAAGGATTATTTCACGAATTTTTCCATTTAATTCCATTACTTTTGGAGTATGTTTATTAATGTATTCAACGCCCCATTTAGTCGCGGCTTTCTCAATAGGGAGATTAAAATAAGTATAAAGGTCGTACTTATCAAGCTCCTTTTTGTTTGCGAGGTAGTTTTTTACCTTTTGACCATAAAAATAATCTTCGTCGCTTATGTCCTCATAAGTTTCATGGTGTCCTAACTCATGAAAAAAAGAATTAAGAAAATTTAAGTCATAGTATCCACCTAAATCTTCTACAAACTCCCCGAAGCTTTCCTCGGTCTTTTCAGTTGTCAATAGACTAAAAGCAATAACATTTTCGTTGTGGTAATATCCGAAGTCCTGTTCAAACCTTGTTGTAAGGTCAAAGCCGTTTTCCTTGAGCCAAGTATCAAGAATGTTTGTAATTTCTGTAATTGCTTTGTTAAGTTCCATTTTTATTTGCCTCACTTTTATTTTCTATAATTATTATATCATCAAATTTTAGGATTGTCAACATCACATACTAAAATAATTCCAACTTTCTTGTCATTTTTGCTTACCTCTCTTCTAATAATTCGATGTGTTTTCCGCAAGTGTCGCATTTATAAATATAAGTGGTGGTTGCTTGATACCCGACAGCCTGCTCATACTTATAATGACCACCACATTCACAATAACCATTATTCCATTTTTTATCCTCTCGGTCATTAGAACATTTAATCCCACCATAAATCACACCAAGAATAAAAATACAACCAAGCGTTATCCGAATAAAATCTTTCATTTTTGTTTACCTCTTTCTTTATTTTCTACATTTATTATACTATTTTTCTGATTTTTTGTCAATAGTGAAATTGTATAAATTTTTATTTTTGTTTTTATGTAACCTCACTATTGATTTAATCAAGGCGGAATGTATCTATAAGATGTAGTTCTCCTGTCAAATCTTCTTGATAAATTTCATACCATTCAAATCTTTTAGCATAAATTTTTAACCATTCCACATAATTGTTAACAAGTACAAGGGGAGTTCTATCAGCATCGCACTCGTACTGGTCATTTAAATCTACACACCTAATTATTAAATACTTTTTCATTTTTATTTATCTCTTTTCTTATTTTCTATAATTATTATACATCTTTTATAAAGGGTTGTCAAGCCCCTGTATAAAGAAGTGTTAAAAAGTAAACATTAAGTGCAACACTTGCAAAGTGCATTAAAATTCCGTTGATGTGTCTATCTGTTGCAAAATCTTTTGCAAGTCCGATAACCGCAACGGCAAGACCAAACCAAGAAATAGACAAACCGTAAGCCATTATTAAGCCAACATTCAAAATCGTAATAAGACAACGAAGGTCATTGTATTCAAACTTGTAAGGGGTTTCGATGTTAAAGAAGTTCTTAATCTTTGTCATTTGTTTTTCCTCTTTTCCTTTTCTTGATTATAGTATAGCACCAAGAGCAAGGAAATTGTATTGACAAATTGCACAAATTTTGGGAGAATTTTTTGTGCGGCCTGTCGATGAAGTTCCCCTTGACAAATTGCCTTGTATGTGGTAAAATTTTTGCGGTCGGGGACGACTTTTATTGCCCCCTTTCTTTTATTCTTCTGTTGACTCGTTCCAGCTTTTAATTTCTTTAATAACAAGGTCAAGTGCTTGTACTTGCGAAGCGTGAAATGCTCTCATTTCTTCTAATTTTTCAAGCATTTCTTTGTTAGTCATTACTTTATCAACCATTTTATTTTCCTCTTTTCTTATTCTTACAAGTAAATTATAACATACAAGAAAAGGGTTGTCAACCCTCTTCAAGAACTTTTTTCAGCTTTTTTTCAAATTTTGCGATTTTCTTCGGGTGTGTAATAATGTATTCAGCCGCCCAAGCTGTCGCTATTCTTTCATTGAACTTGTGGTAATAGTCAATTTTTACCTTTTTTTCAGTCTTGCATTTTTTGTTGGGGTGTACCATACAATGACCTACTTCATGAAGAATAGAAATTGTTATCTCGTGAGCCTTAACTTGCGGATAGCGATTTTTGAAATCTTCCATAAAATCTTTGCAATAGTAATTTTCTTCATTACGAGGAATAGTTATCAAGTTTTCTGTATAGTATGCAAAAAAGCCATCTTCACCATCTTCTTCTTCTCTTGCGTATCTAACCTTAATACCGAGGTCTTTCAAGAACTTTTTTGTAATCTTCTTGAGTGTCATTGTTTTGTCCTCTTTCCTCTTTTCTTGATTTAAGTATAACAGATACTAACATTAAATGCAAGTGCAGAACGCACAAATTTTGGGAGAATTATTTGTGCAACTTTTTTGAAATTAGGTATTGACTTTTTTGGCTCGTGGGTGTAAAATTTTTCGAGCGGAGAGGGCAGTTGCCCCTCAACCCCTTTTTAATACTCTGATTTCAATGTCCTCATAACGTATCCAAAGAACTTCTGTATTTCTTTCAATTGCTCCATCTTCGTTGTCATTGAAATTCCAAACCGCACGATAATCTTCATCATCTGCGTAATCGGAGGAAGAAATTGTCATAAATAACTTATCGTTCCAAAAGAAGAAAGTATTGTCAGGAAGTTCGCCAACCTTGTATCTATTTGACAGATTTTCAACAAATACTTTGCTCATTTTTTGTACCTCACTTTTATTTTTATTTACAAGTAAATTATAACACCCGTGCGGACAGTCGTCCATGTACAGATTGCACGAAAAACAGGAACAGAATTTGTGCAGGCTGCCCGCAAATTTCCTCTTGACTTTTTGCTTCAGATGTGATAAAATTTTGCGGCCGGAGAGGGTTGTTACACCCCTCTCTTTAGGAACGAGGACAACTTAAAACAATTTTATACTTCTTGCCGTTCACAAAGAATGTGAAACTTGCTTGGTCGTTGATTATCTCAATGTTCTCGGCGTTGTGTTCTTCAACGACTGCCCGCAAGAAACTGTCAATCATTGCTTTTTGCTCGGGCTTTTCTTTTCTTCTACTCTTGGTTTCCTTACCCCAAGAGGACAAATTCGGCTTTCTTTCTGACCTTCTCGCCCCCTTGCTCACTTCCTTTTGGTCTTTAGACAAATCGCTTTCAACTTCCGCATTTGAGGTCATTTTGTCGATTTCCTTGTCCTCTTCCATTAAGGCTTTTGCTTCCTCAACTGTAATTCCAAGGCTATTTGCAACTCTTTCAAAATCACTCATTTTGTCTACCTCTTTTTTCTTTTATTTTAACACAATTATTCGTCGTAGTCAAGACGCTTTTTGTGTTTCTTTTCAAGGTTTTCTTTGTGTTCCTTGAAAGTTTTTGTCTTGCGGACGTAGTAGGGTGTCCACAAAGGTCTTTCTTTTCTGTTCTTCTTCTTGTGAGCCATTACTAAAACCGCCTTTCTTATTTCTATTATTATTATACCATAAATTTTAGGGGGTGTCAATAGGAATTTTTTCAAAAAAGGTCGCTTTTGAAATACCCGTAGTTATCACGATACCACCCAATGACTAACTTCATAACCAGCCACAAAGCACCGAGAAAGCAAAGACCGCACCCAAAAATGCAAATTGCATACGCACCCATGAAGCCAAAAGTGTTTTCCAAAAAGTTCCAAATTGTAACCATTAATTCCACCTCTTTCGTTTTTCTACAATTCTATTATACTACTTTTGGGGGGTTTTGTCAAGAGGAATTTTAGAAAAGGGGCATTTCTGCCCCCTTTCTTTAAGCCTTTGAGAAGTAAGCAACTCTCTTGATTTCCTTTCTTACTACAAGACCATCTCTCTTCATCGGAGTCAGAAGAGCCGAAACCTTGTGAGTAGAAGCAGTTTCAAGACCGGGAACTATTGCAATAAGGTCATTAATTCTGTAATCCTTACCGACTTCCATTGTGTCAAGAATTGCCTTTCTCAACTTTGCATTTTCCTTTACCTCGGGAGAAGGGGCTCTGTCAGCCTTTGCCTTCTTCTCAAGAGAAGTTTCGATAGCAACCAACTTCTCTCTTACATCATCGGGGAGAGAAATCTCGGGGTTGTCAAGAACGTATGTTACTGCCTTCAACTGTGTCATCTTTTCCATTGTTTTTTACCTCACTTAATTTTTATTGTAATTAGATTATAACAGATTTTGTAAGTCTTGTCAAGAGGTTTTTTATTTTTCTTGTCGACTTCTCGTTGACCTTTCTTACATTATTAGTATAACATCATAAGGGTAATGAGTATACTGACAATTTGCACAAATTTGTGGCAAGATTTTTGTGCAATCTGTCAATTGACAGGCGAATTTTGGGACCGGGGTCAATTGTGCAACTTGCACAAAAAACTGGTGAAAAATTTGTGTAAATTACCTATTGACAAAAAACGGCCCGCAGCCAATCGCGCGCGGGCCGTCAATTATACCACATAAAATTTTGCGTGTCAAGCACTTTTTTGCAAAAAATAAAAAAAATTTTTTGTCAAGTAGCAAATTGCACAAAGATTTTGTTCAACCTTTGTGCAATCTGTCAATTGACTTTAGTCAACTTTTATAGTTACTCTATTAGAAGCAATAATCTTAACCGGAGTATCTAAGTCATAATCATCACACCAATAAAAGGAGTACCCTTCTTCAAAATCAAAAACAAGTCCTTCTCTACTATCGTCTACAAATAGAAATAACTGACCATCAAAATCGAAATAATCACCTTCTTTAAGGTCAGAAAAAGTTGTATTTATGTTTTTTGAGTCGTAAATTACTTTAGCCATTTTTAATACCTCACTTTTTTTTCTTTTATTATATCACGGTTTTTGTGGGGTGTCAACCCCACAACTTGCCGTTCATAGCCTTATGCTTGCGGTAGCAATAAGCCATAATTTCCTTTTCGATGAGTACATCTTCAAGTCCTGTATGGCTTTCGTCGAAGTCATAATTACCGCTGATATACTTGTAAATGACTTCCGCCTTGAGCTGGGGCTTGCCGTTCTTGGTCATATAACCCTCACGCTCACAAAATGCCTTGTATGTGGGTGTTGTGGCGATAACTTGTCGTGCCATCTTCATTGTATCATATATCTTTGTACCATAAGGATAGAAATATCTGTACGCACTCTTGGAAGTCCAACGACTTGTTATATTAAGTGTACCGAGGTCAAATCTATGATTATGTGCATAAACCTCATTTACTCCGTAGGTTCTCATATCTTCACGGAAAATCTTGCATATTTCCGAAAAGGTTGCAACCTTGCGTGTGCCGTCGGCGATGTCCCTATAATATGAAGGCAACTTATTTGCATAGTATGCGGACTTCATAAGGTCATACTCACCAAAGAAAATATCCTCAACTACAAAAGACCTTGTAAGATATACCTTGCCATGCTTATCACATATAGCATAGCCTATGTCATAGGTAAACATATTTTCAGGCTCTACACCCTCAACAGTCTTATCTATGGGGCAAGCCTCTGTATCAATTACCATAACATAGTTAATTCTTTTGTCGATTTTCATTTTGTGTTCATCTCCTTAACTTTTATACTTAGATTATACGCTTGTTTTTTATCCTTTGCAATACCTTTTTATTATCGTTTACAATTTGTTCACATTTTAATAGGATTTATTTTGTAACACAATTGTAACAAAAACCTCTTGACAAAAACTGTTCAGATGTGGTATAATTTTTCGGGCGGGTGCGGCAGCTCAGTTAGATAGGTTCTCAGTTCCATTATACCACATTTTAATTATTGTTGTCAATACTTTTTTGAAAAATTTTTTGTAAAAAAAAAGAAGTCCTTTATCGAAGGACTTCAAAGATTTTTGATGGTTCGTAGGCTTCGCCTGTCCAATTTATTCTATTTCTTTCTTCATCATCAAAAAGAACATCTGTTCTATTTGTGCAGTAGTTCTGTTTTGGTGTTCCGTAAGGTACAATAATGATTTCATCGAATGTTACGGAAGGCAAGTGCTTTTTGAGGTAATTTCTTTTTGAGGTTGTAACTTTTGCGTTGTATTCTTCCGTTGCGTTTTTTGCTAACCAAGAAATAATGCAAACCTTATTGCCGTTTCTTCTTGCTTTGTTCATAGCCCTTGCAAGTCTTGAAAAGTTTACAAGTGGCTTTGCTTCATCGTAAGGTCTTGTTTTTTCGTTAATAAGGTCATCGAGCCAATTATCTACGCCGTAGAGGTCTACGAAAGTGCCATCCATGTCGAAGAAGTAAGTTTTCATTTTTGTTTCTCCTTTTCCTTTTCTTGATTATAGTATAACACACCCACCGCAGATTACAATTGTGCAGATTGCACAAATTTTGGGATCGATTCATGTAAAATTTTGTGCAAATTATCTATTGACTTTTTTGCTCCATAGGTGTATAATTTTTGCAGTCGGAGATGGCAATTGCCCTAACTTTTCAATTAGGGCATTTTTGACTTTCTTTTGTCCAATACTTTGTAATGTTTCCATTTTCCGCCTTGACTTCTTGAATGATGTATTCTCCGAAGTAAAGTTTTGTTTCAAAAGTTTCGTTGTTGCGAAGTGCATTTGCAAGATTATTTGCGAGGTTTTCAATAGCTGTTGCATAGTTTTCGTATCTCGTAATGAGGTCATTTGTTTTGAGTGTGAATGTAGTTTTCATTTTTGTTTACCTCTTTTCCTTTTCTTGATTATAGTATAACAAAACCACACCCAAACTACCACTGACACATTGTACAAAATTTCGGGATTAAATTTGTACAATCTGACAATAAATTTGGGGTTGATTTTTTTGTTCTCGTATGATATAATTTTTCGCCCCGGAGGGCGAGGGCAAGGATTACTCCTTGTCACTCATCCTCTTCAAAATCTCCATTGATGTTGCAGTATCAGTAAAAATTGAGATAGCCGCAAGAAAACCAGCTGTGTAAGCAGTTCTTTCTCTCTTGTTAGTGGTTATCCCGTCAAGAGTTGCAATCATCAGACTTTCAAGTGTTGCAATAGTCAAATTCTCAATGAGTTCATTTTCTGCTTCAACATTAACATTAGCTTCGTACATTTTTATTTACCTCACTTTTTTCTTTTATTATACTACTTTTGAAATGTGTTGTCAACCCTTTTTAGCCGAGATAGTAAAACTCGTAAATCGGCTTCAATGCGTGGCGGTCATTGTGATACTGTTCACAAGCCCTAAAAAAACAAATTGTATTGATATTCTCGAAACCCCACTTGTTGATGATGGCGTCCTGCATTTCTCTAACTGAATTTACGATAGGCATTTTCATTTCCTCTTTTCTTATCTTTATGATTTAATTATACATACTTGACTTGACTAATACTATTGACAATTTGCACAAAATTCGGGATCTGTTTTAGGTATAAATTTGTGCAAATTGACTATTGACTTTTTGCTCCATGTGTGGTAAAATCGTCGGTCGGAAACGACCTTTATTATACCAAAAGAAAAAGGGTTTGTCAACCCTCTTTTTCGATTATTGTTGCAGAACGAATTGTCCAACCACCATTTATTAAACTTGCAGTAACTTTGTTTAATCCCTCGATTGCTTCACAGTATTTGCGATTAAAACAACCTCTTGCTACTGTTTCTATTGTATTATTATACACAGCTTCAACCTTGTAATCATACTTCATTTTGTTTTTCCTCTTTTCTTATTTATTATGATTATAGTATAACAAATGGTATGTCCTTTTATTTGGACAATACCATTGCTACCGCCTTTTTAGCGTCAAGATAGCCGACACACTCATCACCGAAGCCGTAAGACTCAACCAAACCATCTTTGTGTCCCATAGTAATAGAATTAATAGCAAAGTCCCATCCTTCCGTGTTGTGTTCTACCTTCAAACCATCGTTGCAAGGTACAAGAGAAACATCATAACCCAAAGTATGAAGAGTAATAAAAATCATGTAAATCTGTGAGTAGTCAAACATTGTTTTGTTCTCCTTTTGTTTATCTTTAATGTACCTTTATTATAGCAAATAAATACTGACCTTTGGTTACAAACAGGTTACAGTTATGTTACAGAATTGTAAACACACGACTAATTTTGTTAACAATTTGTTCACACTTTTGTAACAAAAACCCCTTAACTTTTTTGCTTAGGTGTAGTATAATTTTTCGGTCGGAAACGATCTCTACCAAGATCGTTTGATTAGCATTAACTAACTCATGAGAAAAGCATCTCACTTCATTGTACCAAAAGAATGAATACTTGTCAATAGCAAACATTTGTTCGTTGTTTGTACTATTGTCTTTGAGTAGTGCGTGCGGCAAGGCTAACCCTCTTCAGTATCGCATCTGTCTGTGATCCTGTATCGAGTCGACCTTGCCGCTCATTGTATTTACTTTCGATTTATTATTATTTTATTTTATTTATCAATCCTTCATTGTTATCACCTTTCTTTCTACCTTTTGGTTGTTTCCTGTTCCTTTTGGTTCTTACAAACTTAACACTTACATTGTGTTCTTAGCTGTTTATTGATTAAGTACAAATCTTGTAGAACTTTTCTTTTGTGCCATTTACATAGTCAACATTGACTCTTACTACATACACATTAAGACCTTTGTCTGTTGCATCATTTACTCTTGTCTTTGCGTAAGTCTTTGCGTCGTTGAAGTCCTTGAAGTTGTGCATGACTCTTGCGTATCCTACCTGTACCTTCCACATTGTATTAACTACTGTATTTGTCATTGTCCTGCACCTCTTTCTCTTTTCTTAATTAGAGTATAACAAAATAAATCCATACTTGCAACCTTTGCCCCATCTACAAATTGCACAAATTTCCGGAAACATTTTTGTGCAACCTGACAAGAAAAAAGTGCTTGATTTTTTGCTTCATGTATGGTAAAATTTTCGGTCGGAGCCGACCTTTGTCGACTCTTCTCACACACACAAGAAAAAAGAAAAGAAGGGCTTAGCCCTTTCCTCTTTAGTAGACATAGATTATTTCATAGTCTGAATCGAGTACCACAAGCACCTGACCGCACTTGTAATTCTCTCCATAAAATTCCCAACTTTCACCATTTTCATCAATACAATAACAAACACCATTCGATGTACTTACCAAAGACATAGACCAAATTTCTACTCTGTCCTTTGGTGTTGAAGTATTAGCACTTACCATTGTTGCAATTGTGATGATGAGAGAAATTAAGTTAGTCATTATTCAGATCCTCTTTTCTTATTTATTCTATTTCATTATACATTATTAGTTAATTATTGTCAATACATTTCCATTCCTCTTTTGGATTTTGTAACATAATTGTAACATTACTGTAATTTATTATTTGTCAATAGAATTTACAATTTGTTTACAAATTTGTAACATTTGTTCTTGTCAATCTGCACAAAATTTTGGGATCTGGCAGGGTAAAAATTTGTGCAACCTGCACAATTGACAAAAGTGCTTTGGCGTGTATGACACGCCAAACGGCTCGCACCCAGCCGCCAGCGAGCCGAGGAACACAGTATTATTGTTGTGTATTGCTTTAGTATTCTTTTCTTTATGTTATGTTTATTCTTATTTATTGCCATTGGTTTATCTATGTATTTATTATGTTTCTTTATTGTTTGTTTAGTACAAGGCTGCGTTGCGTGGGTCCTATAATTTAGCCTCCCGAGGGTGCGGCTAACCACCCCTGTGGCTTCTGAGCAAATTACCACCTAGTATGGGGGGTATTATTTCGGGAGATTATGTGGTGAATTTTGAAAATCGATTTTTCCTGGCCCCAACTCCCAGCAAGAATTAATTTCATCTCCAATTACGACAACTTCTCATAAACGATAAAATATCTTCCTTTTTGCCCAAAAAATTTCTGTTTCTAAAAATTTTTTGCTATAATGTAAGTAGAAAACTACTTACGGAGTAAGTAGAAAACTACTGGAGGTGATTAAAATTATTAAATTAGATTATACTATCACTGATCCACAGGAAAGAGTTAAATTAGTAGAAAAAATCTTAGAAGAAAACCCCAATCCCAACGAAGCTTACTTAGAAATTCTTTCTAATTATTTAATCTTTGCTATGGATAAGCAAGAGAAAAAGCAAAAGAAAATACTTACAGACAATCGTATGTGCACCGTGGACGAGCGCGAAACGTCGTACGAGGGGCTGGCCGCACAGTTCGAGAATGGAGAGGATGGAATCTATAACCTCGTAAATGAACACAATAATATCTACAATTTCCACCCTAAGAAGTCTATCACTCGTAAAGACATTGAAACTATTCCCTTTATGAAGGAAACAACCGAAGACATTAAGGCTTGGAAAGATCGCTTAGCCAAGGCCTCCGGCAAATCTAAGTACATTATCAAAAGAGCTATTATCGAAACCCAACAGTTCAGATATTATCTCAAAGACAGCTATCTTAACATAATTCAATCACACAATGTAACAAGGACTGAATGTCCACATCTTCTCCCCGACGATTATGAAGTAGATGAGAATGGCATAGTCCATGTAACTGGATACAGTTTAGCAGACCCGAGAGTGTGCTCGGCTATATTATGTAATTATAGCAAACTTAAACAAAATGGCGCCGACCCGCAACATGGCGATCTTTACTATATGATGATAGATTTTGATAGAATTTGCGGCCGAGCCGTCAGTGAGTATCCCATGTACGAGGACATTATCATCATGAAGATTGATGGTTTCTCTAATGCGGAAATCCAAAAGGCATTAGACTTAAAATATGGAGTAACTCATAGTCCAGAATACATTTCAAGCCTCTGGCGCAAAAAGATTCCTAAGTTGATTGCCTCTGTTGCGGAAGATGATATACTTTCAGATTACTATTTAAATCAGGAAAAAGGTAAATACAAGCGTTGTAGTAAATGCGGAAAGATTAAATTAGCACATAATAAATATTTTAGTTATAATAAAACAAGTAAAGATTCATTTTATAGTATATGTAAGGATTGTCGTAATAAGAGGAGCTAATCACTCCTCTTTTCTTTTGCTTTTGGGCATTTTCCCTTAAAAGTATAAAAGAAATTTTCATAATTATTAAACTATAATGTGGAAAAGGAGGAAGAGAATATGGCAGCAGAAGAAAAAATAAAAAAGTTTTGTCCTAAATGTAAAAAAACTATGTCTATTAAAGATTTTTATATGTCTAACAACAAAGAAAAATATCCAGATGGCTATTTGAATCAATGCAAGAAATGCCTTACTTCTCAAGTTGACAACTGGGACGCATCAACTTTTACTTGGATATTACAAGAAGCTGATGTACCTTATATAACTGAAGAATGGAACAGTCTTCTTAAGTCTTATGGTAAAGACAGATCTAAGGTAACAGGAATGACCATTATTGGTCGATATCTTGGTAAAATGAAGTTGAAGCAATATAGAGACTTCCATTGGAAAGATTCTGAGTTTTTACAAGACTTAAATGATAAGAAGACAAAAGAACAAATGATTCGTCAAGGCTTTGACGCAGCAGAGATTGCGCAAACAATCTCTGACACTCATCAATTAGACGAGGCACCGCCAATGCCTGAATTACAAGTTGCCGTACCGCAAAGCTATTCTAATCCAGGTGCGGCCGGTAGCTCATACGATACTTTTCAACAGGATCAGGACGATCTTTTCGACGACGACCTCACAGACGAAGAGAAAAGAATGCTTCGATTAAAATGGGGAAAGTATACACCAGAAGAATGGGTAAGACTTGAGCAGTTATACCAAAAGATGTGTGATGATTATGCTATTGAAGGTGCTGGTCATGAAGATACCTTACTTTTGGTATGTAAGACGTCTTTGAAAGCTAATCAACTTCTTGATATGGGAGATATTGATGGAGCAACAAAAGCTACAAAGATGTATAATGACCTCATGAAATCTGGTCACTTCACCGCAGATCAGAATAAGAAAAAAGAAGATGAAATTCTTAATTCTATTAGTGAATTAACTGTTATGTGTGAAAAAGAGGGTTTTATTCCAAGATTTTATATTGATAAACCAAATGATAAAGTAGATGCAGTAATACAGGACTTGAAGGATTATACTTATTCTGTTATGACAGAAGAACTTAATCTTGGTAACTTAATTGAAAGTGCGGTTCGTCAAATGTCTCTTGAAGAAGCCAAAGAAGAAGATGAAGATATTGATGATGAAGAACTCACAATGGAAGATGTTCAGAACATTACTGACCAAGACCATGAACAATTCTTTGATATGGTTGAAGATGAAGCAGCTTCTGATGAAGACCTTATTTCCAAATTCCTTGAAGAGGAAGGTGGAGAATAATGGCTTTACAAGATTTAATTGATTTATCTAAACAGGCAGACCAAAAACATTCTGCTGAAGTTACGGAAGATAGAATAAAGGGAATTATTCCAGTAGCAAGACAATATATAAGTTTTTGGCGTGAATATCCAGATCTTTTTGTAGACTTCTTACTTAAGATGGGTAATCCGCAGAATTTTGAGTTTTACTTTTTTCAAAGAGTGTTTTTAAGAGTGGCCATGCGGCACCAGTATGTGTATGCGGTCTTCCCTCGTGCTTATTCCAAGTCTTTCTTATCAATGATGACCCTTATGTTAAGATGTATTCTGTATCCTGGCTGTAAACTCTTCGTTACTTCTGGTGGTAAGGAACAGGCTGCAGGTATTATGAAGGAAAAAGTTCAAGAAATTTGTAATCTTATTCCTGCAATAGAAAGAGAGATAAATTGGGATAGAGGTATTACTCTTGAAGGTAAAGACTATGCTAAATATACCTTTAAGAATGGTTCTTATTTCGATAATATTGCAGCGAGGGAAAGTTCAAGAGGTAAGCGTAGACATGCGGGCGTTATCGAGGAGTGCGTCGGTGTCGATGGAGATATTTTGAGCACAGTCATTATCCCCACCATGAACATATCCCGTAGGTGTGCGGACGGTAGTACCCATCCTGAAGAGCAGCTGAATAAGGCTCAGTTATATATCACAACTGCAGGTTTTAAAAATACCTACGCATATGAGAAACTTATTCAAATTCTTGTATGGCAAATTGTTAAACCTGAGAAAGCTATGATGATTGGTGGTACTTATAAAATTCCTGTTCTTGTTAAGTTGTTGGATAAACACTTTGTTCAAGACTTGAAAATGGACGGAACTTTCAATGAAGTATCCTTTCAGAGAGAATATGAGTCTAAATGGGCTGGTACTATTGAAGATGCTTTCTTTAATGCTGATGTCTATGATAGAAATAGAATATTAAAAGCACCAGAATATCAAGCATCTGGTCGTTCAAGTAAAAATACTTTCTATGTAATATCGGTCGACGTTGGTCGTAAAGGATGCGACTCTGTTGCGATTGTGTGGAAGGTAACTCCAGGAGCGCAAGGCACTTCATTAAAACAGTTAGTTAATATTTATACTAAAACTGCTGAACACTTTGAGGAACAGGCAATTTGGTTAAAACGATTATTTTATAAGTTCCAAGCAAAAAGACTTGTAATTGATGGTAATGGTCTTGGTATTGGCTTACTTGATTATATGGTTAAGCCGCAAACAGATACAGAGACCAATGAAGTATTCCCAGATTTTGGTATTTACAATGATGAGGATGGTGAATACAAGAAGTTTAGAAGTGTAGAATGTCAGGATGATGCTATATACGTCATCAAGGCCAACGCACCTATCAATACTGAGGCGCACGCAAATGCCCAATCTCAGCTTTCTTCTGGTAGAGTAAAACTTTTAATTGATGAAAGAGTTGCAAAGGGAAAATTATTAGGAACTGTTAAAGGAAATAATATGAAACCTGAAGAAAGGGCAGAATATTTAAAACCGTTTACATTAACTTCCATATTAAGAGAAGAGATGATGAATCTGCGAGAAGAGAATGATGGAACTAACATTATTCTTAAACGTGCAAATAAAGGTATCGCAAAGGATAAATTTTCTGCTTTTGAATACGGACTTTATTATATCAAAAAAGAAGAAGACGAAAAGAAGAGAAGAAAAAAGAAATTTAATGCTAAAGAATTTAGATTTAAGTAATGAGGAGAAAATAAAATGGATGCTAGTAGAGGAGAAATAAAAATCCATGAGATTTTGGAGAACTTCGGTCTAAACTATAAAATGGAATTTATGTTTTCAGATTTGAAGACCTCCTCTGGCACTCCTCTTCGTTTTGACTTTGCTGTGTTTGATGATGATGGAAACCTTGATTTCTTAATAGAGTATCAGGGCAGACAGCATTACGAGGCCTCGTCACGATTCGGTGGCAAAGCGGGCCTCCGCAAACAGCAGTACAATGACCAACAAAAACGAAGATATTGTGCATTTCATGGTTATAAGTTAGTGGAAATTCCGTATACAGAAGAAAATCTTATTTCTTATGATTATATTATGAAAAAGGCTGGTTATTAAGCCAGCTTCCTACACTTTAGAGAAGGGGGTGAAAAATTGAGAAATAGACAAGAATATATATACGATGACAAAGGCTCATATCTTGTCAAACCAAAAGTAGAGTTTGGTAAAATCAAAATAGATAGAAAAACTATTAATGATGCTACTTTAAAAATGACTCAGCGTACTTATAAATGCGGTTCGAGAACATTTAAAATTGCTGATATTTATAGAGCGATAGATGAAAAGAATTTATTTTATTTGAGAGATATATCAAACTTCTTTTATGATACTAATGGTATTTATTCAAGGATATGTGATTACTTTGCTAACATGTATAGATTCGACTGGTACATCGTCCCTGAGATCTATGACCAAGAAAAGGTTGACAATGATAAAGTATTAAAGAAACTTTATTTCCTTTTAGGTTTTTTAGATAGTTCTTATATAAAAAAGAATTGTGGAGATATAGCATTAAAAGTTATTAAGAATGGAGCTTACTATGGCTATTTAGTGCCATCAAAAAATGGAATAGTCTTACAAGAATTACCTATTGCCTATTGTAGAAGTCTTTATAATTCTGGAAGTACACCAGTTATTGAATTTAATATGAGATACTTTGATGAAAACTTCATCGACCCAGAGTATAGAACTAAAATTCTTAATATGTTTCCCGATGAATTCAAAAAGGGTTATGTCCTTTATAAACAAGGTAAATTACCCGGAGATAATATACAGCAATCAACCTATTGGACAGGTACTCCAAGATGGTCACCCGCTTATATAAAAGATGGTTGGTACGCTCTTGAAGTTGGTTCTGCAATAAAATTTGCTTTTGCCAATGGAGATCAACCTCTTTTTGTAAAAGCTATTCCCGCAATTTTAGACTTAATGAATTCACAGGGAATAGATAAGCAGAAGCAGCTGCAGAATTTGCAGAAACTTCTCATTCAAAAATATCCACTTGATAAGAACTTTGATTTAGTATTTGATTTGGATGAAATTAAAGACCTCCATGAAAATACTGTAGAAATGGTTGAAGATAATATTGGAGTTGGAGTTGTTTCTACTGTTGCAGATGTTGATGCAGTAGATATTGCAGATAATTCCACTTCTCAAAGTACAGATGTATTGGAGAGAATGGAACGTGGAGTTTACAATGCTTTTGGTGTTTCAAGAAACTTATTTAATTCTGACACAAGTTTGGCTCTTGAAAAATCTATTCTTGATGATGAATCTTCATTAAGAACTTTATTATTACAATTTACTGCTTTTTTTGATAATATTGTGCAACATTTAGCTTCCAATAGCAAGTTTAAGTATAGATTCTATATGCTTGAAACTACACAATATAATTATAAAGAATTATCAAAAATGTATAAAGAGCAAGTACAGATTGGTTATTCTAAAATGTTACCTCAGATTGCTCTTGGTCATTCACAAAGTTCTATTTTACATAATGCTTACTTTGAAAATGAGGTATTGAATTTGAGTTCAATTATGATACCTCCTCTTATGTCTTCTACTATGAATGCAGAAAGTTTAGGAAGTATTACTGGTAAAGATAGCGGAGAATCACAAGAGGGTGCGGGCCGCCCCGAGAAGAGCGACAGCGAAAAGTCTGAGAAGACAGCAGCTAACCTAGAATCTATGTAAGGAGGAGAAGGATGAAACATACAAGTGTTATTGCAGGTGCGCCCTGCGAATTTATTGATGTAAAGCCTTTGAACCCACTTATTTCCAAATGTCATATTAAGGTTTGTTATGTAAGTGACAAGCCTAATCGTAATGGTAGTGTAATTACTAAAGAAGTAGCTACAAAAATGGCTAATTCACTCCCTGGTAGTCCTATTGTTGGCCTCTATAATGAGGCCACAGAGGACTTTGAGGAGCATAGTCGTTCCATTGAGATTTCTGGTGACAAATGGGAAGTCAAAGAACTTACTAAGCCTTATGGTTTTGTTCCTACGGACGCTAAGTGTTGGTTTCAAGATTTTATTGATGATGGAGATACTATTCATAAGTATCTTATGACAGAAGGTTATTTATGGACTGGTCAGTATCCAGAGTGTCAAAGAGTTATAGATAAGGGAAACAATCAATCTATGGAATTGGATCCAAATTCTATTGATGCTGAATGGTCAGAAAGTAATAATGACGAACCTTCATTTTTCATTATAAATGAAGCAATAATATCAAAACTTTGCATTTTGGGAGAAGAAATGGAACCTTGCTTTGAAGGTGCCACTATTAAAGGTGCTGATTATTCTTTAATTAAAGATAATGAAGAGTTTAAGAAACAGTTATTCTCTATGATGCAAGAAATAAAGGATTTATTGGAAAATACTGAAGAAGGAGGAACAGAAGATTTGGACGGAGATATCGAAATGATTGATGTTACTAATCCAGAGGCTCAGGTTGAAGAAACTGATGTTCAGGTTACTGATACAGAATTTGCTGATAACTCTGGTGAACAGGCAGAAGTTACTCCATCTTCTGAGGATAGCGAAGGCGCTGGTTCCGAAGAAGATAGCACAGAAGGACAGGCTGCCGGAGAAGAAGGTTCAGAGGAAAACGATGAATCTGATGAAAATTCTGGGGGCGAAAATGATGAATCAGAAACCTCGGAAATTCAATATAATTTAGAAGAGATTCCTGAATATGTTGCTCTTGCTAAAGAGTACGCAGAGTTGGAATCACGCTGTGCCGCACTCGAAGCGGAGCTTACTCCACTTAAGGAGTTCAAGCTTAACGCAGAAAAGAAACAGAAGCAGGCAATGATTGATTCATTCTATATGCTTTCTGATTCTGATAAGGAAGATGTTATCAAGAACATTGATACTTATTCTTTAGACCAGATTGAGGCAAAGCTTTCAGTTATTTGTGTTCGCAACAAGGTAAGTTTTAACCTTGATTCAGAGGAAAAGAAGGAAGAAGTGCCCGCTGCTAATTTTAATTTAGACAGTTTAGCTTCTCCTGATGCTGCTCTTGAATCTGCTCCAGCATGGGTTAAGGCTGTCCTTGAAACCGAAAAAGAAATGGTATAAAATTTTAAAAGGAGGAAAATACAAAAATGTATAAGGATTTTGTAAAGAAAATCATTACTTATAAGAACCCTGCTACATTTGTAGAGTATGGCTACGGTCAGGTTGAGCCTAATCATCTTTCAGCTCAGCGCACTGGTCAGATCTACGCTCAGCTCCCTGCTGCAGCTTCCATTGATGTACTCCAGAATGGTCAGTTTGCTAAGTACGACTATGCTAATGGTCTCGTAAACTTCACTGGCGCTGGTGAGTGGATGCTTGTTTATAATGAAATCAAGCTTTATAGAGGTGATGAGCAGGCTGATTGCGAGTTCGCTATGAAGAAGGATGACTATCAGGCTAGACTTTATAGCCCAGCTTCTCATCCACAGGGTACTGCACAGACTAGATACTATAACGGTGTAGATTCTACTGGTGCTACTTCAAAGCAGATTAACACTGATGTTACTATTGTTTATGATGATGTAACTGCTGGTGACGATCCTAGAGAGAGCCACTACAACGAGGATCCTTTCCATATCCTCACAAAGAACCAGCCTAAGAAGATGCCTGAAGGCACTACAATGGTTCCTCGTCTTTTTAAGACAAACATCGGTGATATTTTCACAACTAATACTGTTAAGGCTAAGGTTGACGAGACTGGCGACGAGCCTGAGATCGTTCCATTCCAGCTTGGTGATACACTTACTCCTGGTACTGATGGTATCCTCGAGGACGCAACTGGTGCTGCTGCTGGTTCAATGATTTGGCAGGTAGTTAAGATCTACACAATGCCAGATGGTCAGGCTGGACTTAAGTTAATGAGAATCGCATAAGAAAGGAGAAATTAAGATGGCTTTAGATAAACAGAATTTAGTCGCTTTGGGTAAGATCGTTGCTAAGGCAGATTCTTCAACTCCTTCAACTTATAGTTTTGGTGGACAGAATCTTTCTTATGACGCACTCAATGAGACATTTAGAAAAGAAATGAATGAATTAGCTGGTACATATGCTCTTTATAGAGAGAACAAGAACCTTATCTTCTCTATTATTGAAGAAGTTCTTGATGATGTACTTCCTAAGGTAGTTACAGAACAGTACGACAAGTTCGCTGAAGTACGTACATTCGCACAGGGTGACAAGATCGTATTCCGTAGAAAGCTTGCTCGTAGCTCAAGAGCAAAGCAGTTTATTACAAGAGTTGGTCTTGCTGGTATCTATGAGGTATTCAAGCTTGACAAGTCTTGGGAGACTTTTGAAGTAAGAACATCTGCTATTGGTGGTGCTGCTCAGATTGGATTTGAGGAGTTCCTCGATGGACGTGTTGACTTCGCAGAAGTTACACAAATTGTTCTTGATGGTATGAACGAACTCATTTATAGAGAGATTGGTGAGGCTCTTAAGGCTTCTATCAACCAGCTCCCTCCTGCAAATATTCACGTTTGCAACGGTTTCGATGAGGACGCTCTCGACAGACTTATCACTATTGCTTCTGCTTATGGTACACCTACTATTTACTGCACTTACGAGTTTGCAGTTAAGATGGTACCTCAGGAAGCTTGGAGATACACTGAGGCTATGAAGGACCAGCTTTGGAAGACTGGTAAGCTTGCTGACTACAAGGGAACAAAGGTTGTTATCCTTGAGCAGGGCTTCGAAGATGGTACAAACTCAACTAAGGTTATTGACCCTGGTTATGCTTACATCATCCCTACTGGTGCTGACACTAAGCCTGTTAAGGTTGCATTCGAAGGTAATACAATTATCGACGAGTACAACAACAAGGATCGTTCAAGAGAACTTCAGGTTTACAAGAAGGTTGGCGTAACTTGCATGCTCGCTAACAACATCTGCGCATTCATCGACAGCTCACTTGCTGGTAAGATGTCTACTGCTGATATGGTATCTCGTAGCCTTGACATTCTTGACTACACCGGTACTAACCATACTGTTCACAAGACAGTACATAGCTGATAATAAAAATCTTGGGGGATGGGGTTTAATCCCCTCCCCCATTTTTTGTTATATTTTTTAAGAGATAAAGGAGATAAAATATGGAGACAAATACAAACAAAAAGTGTTCAGTAAAGAACAGAAGTATTGGAATGGTAAGTTATAAGATTCCAGAAGCAAATATCAAGAGAAATATTCAGCCTGGTGAAACCATCGTAGTTGATTACGACGAATTGGTTAAGTTGGCATATCAGCCAGGAGGCAGAGAATTGATGGAGCAGTACCTCCAGATTGCTGAAGTTGAGGCAAGAAAAGACCTTGGACTTAAGACAGAACTTGAGTACGACATGTCTGAACAGGATGTTGTAGACTTACTTACAGTTGGTTCACTTGATCAGTTCCTTGATGCTTTGGATTTTGCTCCAGAAGGAGTAATTACACTTATTAAAGCACTTTCTGTTAAGTTACCTCTTGAGAGTACATCTAAGAGAAAGGCACTTAAGGAGAAGACTGGTTTTGACGTTGATGCGGCCCTTGCTAATTCGGAGCCCGACAACGAGGACGAGGAAAAGGCAAAGTCTGAAACACATACACGTCGTGTTCAGCCTGCTGCTACAAGCAGCACCCCTGTCCGCAGAACTACTCCAAAGTATAATGTTGTAGATAAAAAAGAGTAATATGTAATTAAGGAGGAATAGTATGGAAGAAGGAACACGTTTTTCTACCATCTATAACCGCTTTCTTGAAAAAATTACTGATGATATGTATTCGGAGTTTATGACACCGCAAGATACAATTAGAGATTTGCAAAGCCTTCTCAAAGATGCATTACCTGGATTTGAATTTCCGAGAGTTAATTTATTTGATTATACAATTAGTGAAAGAATTATTCCAGCAGAGGAAGTTACTGATGAAGACTTTGTAATTAGAGATGTTGATGAAGATCCAGTCCCACAAGTTGTTATTGACGATTCTTACTTCGCGGCGGTACTTACCCCGGAAGAGGTAAACATTTTGGCGATTATTATGAAACAAGGTTGGGTTCAGCGCCAATTGACCTCTATTGAAAATACTCGTATGAAATATTCTGGTGCAGATTTTAAAATGACTTCTCAGGCAAATCATATGGCTAAACTTAAGGAATTGCTTGACGAGTCGAGAAGAGACTCCTTGCACAATCAGAGATTGTACAAGAGAAGAAAATTAAAGGACGATGGAAGTTATAGATCAAACTGGTCTATACTCCGTAAAAGTAATGCTAACGAAGAAATATAATCTGGACATTTCAGAAGAGAGTATTGGAACAAATGTTTCACGTTTAACCAACCAAATTTGGAAATTAATTCCTATGCGTGAACATGAAGAAGATTGGATAAAACAACTTGATACTGTTCTTGTTGAGTTAGTGGGATTAAATGAACTTTTCTTTAGTCCTAATTTCTTACAGATTTTAGCTAAGTTAGAAGGCTTGCGTTCTGAGGAAGTTGAATTTGGTATTTATAGAAAAACTGTTTTTGAATGTATTAGTTTATTGAGAGATTTTTATAATGCCTAACAAAAATAGTTCTATCAAACGCATGACTAACAGACTTGGATGGGATCTTGGAGCAAATCATCCACAAGGTAATCCGAATGTAGGTTTAGAAGGAATGGATAACATGTCTGACGTTCTTGTAAAGAATGGCGGATATGGTCAACAAGAAAGAATGATATTTGACAAACGCAGAACTTTTGATCGCGTTCTGCGTAGCTCTTACCAAGCCGCAACTATTCGCAGGGTACA